GATGGCTACGGCGATCAGGATTCAATCTCAACCAACCAAGAGACCGTCTGGTTAACCACTGCAAACGAGCAGTTCCAGTTCGGCACAGTCATTAAATTCGAGGAGTAATATCATGGCTTATGTACGCAAAACCGATACCCTAGTAACTGAGATGCGCGACCGTGTTCGCGAGATGAGAAACAAAGCGATTGCACCTTACGCAACAGGTTCCATCGACACCTCGTCGCCCGTGTATAGCATGGTCCAAGACGCTGTCGAGACCTACGCGTGGAGTGACGCACCCCACCTCAAAAACCAGATGCCAGAGAAGTGGACGACCGTCATCGACTCAGCGCGTTGCCAGTTCCAAGACGCCGAGGGTAAGCGCATATCTAATGTGCACGTTAACTTTTCAACCAAGGTAAGAATACCTGCGCAATCCGAGCGGTATTACACCTACGAGGCCAAGATCAAACCAGAGCATTGCAGTGATGCACTCAAGCAATGGTTAGCCGACGAGGGTAAGCGCAAAGAACAGCACGACGCCGTCGATCACCAGTACAACCAGATCGAGTCTCAACTCATGCAGTACATGGCAGGGCAAGCATCGCTCAACTCAGCGATCAAAGACATGCCAGAGATCGAGCTTTATGTGCCCGAGAAGTACCTGACCAAACTGCACGCGCCCAATGAGAAGCGTGAGAAGAAAGCACAACAGCTATCACTCGCAGATGAGATCGGTATCGACCGTGACGTGTTTGCCGCCGCCGCCATTGCACACCGCATAACGTCGGCGCACGGCTAACTCATTCTTGTTGGGTGTCACACACTCCTAAAGATAGGCGACCCGACGCGTCTATGCCCAATGCCTGATCGGTAAAGTGTGACTGCATACTTAGTGATGACCCAACATGAGCGGAAATCAGGCAGTCGTCGGGAACAACCTAAATAGCTAACCCGTATTGGAGATAAATATGGCTAACAAAAAGAAAGTAAATGTGTCCGAGCTTGCTCGGAAGAATGGGATCAGCCCCAACGTCGTCTACAACCGACTGCACTCAGGGTGGTCTTTGGAAAAGGCACTCAACACACCCGTGCGTAAGCGTAAGAGTAGGCCGCGCAAGAAACCCGTCGCACCACTAGTCACCCCGGCGACTGCGCCGACGCAACCTCCTGCACAACAAGTTAATCGTTTGTGCAAACCCTGCATGGCAGTGAGCATCACAGGGTGCATCATCGTCGTTCTTTTAGCCTACTGGTACATGAACATGTAAGGAGGTGCAAAGTGAAGATTTGCACGATAGACCTAGAAACATACTGGGACACGCATCATTCGCTATCTAAGATGTCGCCGATTGCGTACTGTATGCACCCCGATACAGAGATAATCTCTTGTGGGTTTAAGTTCGGCAACGAGCCAACCACGATTGTGTTCGGCGAGGACAACGTAAAGGAGTTCGCCGCCGACGTCGACTGGAGCCAGTATCTCGTCGTCGGTCACAACCTGTCAGGGTTCGACGCAATGATCCTGTCTTGGCGCATGAATATTCAGCCCCGAATGTGGGGCTGTACTCTCGCCATGTCCCGTCCAATCCACGCCAAAGATGCAGGTGGTTCGCTTGCCAAATTGGTGGAGCACTACGAGTTAGGTGTCAAAGACCAGTCTGCCCTTATCGCGACAAAGGGTAAACACCTCAAGGATTTTACCGACATCGAGATCGACAACATGGGGACATACAACGCCGCCGACGTCGATCAATGCTACGAGCTATTCAAAATCCTATACAAAGCGACGCCAAAGGATGAGATGAAACTCATCGACATGACGGTTCGCATGTTGGTGGAGCCACAGTTCGAGTGCGACAGTTCTCTTCTATACAAGACCTTGGTCGAAGAGGGTGAGCGTAAGAACCAACTGCTACTCGAATCATCCAAGACAATGGGCACATATGATGCTCTGTTAACAGATGAAGAAAACATCGAAGCGGTCTTGAAGGTTCTGGCGTCTGCGCCTAAGTTCGCCACGTTCCTGCGATCACTAGGGGTCGAAGTACCTACGAAGGTGTCGAAGACGACGGGCAAAGATATACCTGCCCTCGCAAAGACTGACGAAGACTTTATAGCATTGCAGGAGCACGACAATCCCGTCGTCGCTACCGCAGCAGCTGCTCGGTTAGACGCGAAGTCGACGATCTTGCAGACGCGCATCAATGCCTTCCTCGACGCCGCCAACGCCCACCCTGACAAGAAGGTGCCGATCCCGCTGAAGTACTACGGCGCGGATACCACAGGCAGGTGGAGCGGATGGGGGTACAACCCGCAGAACCTACCGCGCATCAACCCGTACAACCCACGCCCATCGGATGCCCTACGCAAGTCGCTGATCGCACCGAAGGGGCACAAAATCGTCGTCGCTGACTTGTCCGGGATCGAGCTACGCGTCAACCATTTTTTGTGGAAGGTGCCGTCGAGTATGGACATGTTCAAGGCTGACCCTGAGAAAGCCGATCTGTATAAGGACTTCGCCAGTAAGTTATACGACGTGCCGTTCGACGAGGTCACGAAGCAACAGCGTCAGGTAGGCAAGGTAGCCCATCTAGGCTTGGGTTTCGGCGCAGGATATAAGACATTTCAGACGGTTGCGAAGATCATGGGCGGCGTCGAGATCGACGAGAGCGAGAGCCAAGACATCGTCAACAAATGGCGCGACAGCTACTACGAGATCACGAAAGGGTGGCGCACGTGCCACGAAGCACTGCCGACAATCTTGCGGGGTGCGACAGGTGTTGCCGTAGACCCATGGGGTATGGTTGAGCCGTGTCCCGAAGGTCTCAAGACGCCGAAGGGAATGATCCGCTATCCAGATTTACGCACCGAACGGAACGACGACGGACGCATGGAGTTCGTCTACGGGCACGGTCGTAACAAGGCGAGGATTTACGCAGGAAAGATCGACGAGAACATCGTTCAACATCTGGCCCGCTGCGTCATCGCCGACAACGCACTAACTGTGCAACAGCTTACCAATTTAATTCCTGCGCTCATGGTGCACGACGAGTTGGTTTACGTCGTCCCAGAGGACGACGCCGAGGCAGTACTATCGACAGTCCAGAAGGTCATGCGAACACCGCCAGAGTGGTGGCCTGAACTCGTAACATGGTCGGAAGGTGACATCGCTGATACTTATGGAGACGCTAAATGAGACGCCCTGACACACAATGGCACACAAAAATGACGTGCATATGTGTTCGTACTATGTTATATACATGTAAACACATCTTTGAAGGAGGAGTGATTGCCCGAAAGAGAGGAGTCCGCGCTTTCTCAATGCACCAACGCGCTGTTGAGAAACCCGGATAAAGCCGCCGAATGGATCGCGGTAGCAGATAGACACATGCAGACTTACGTGGAGAGTCCAGAGACGTTCTTACTCCCCAAAGCGCATGAGTTTCTAAAGCCGCTGATCGAGAGTTATGCGTTAAACCTTGACGGGTTTACGCAGTACCTAGTTGGACTGCGAGACAGCTTTGACAGACGTAGTTCACAGTTTACCCAAATCCAAGCCGTCTACAGGCGTGTGAATGGTAGGTACGTACAACAGCAACGACGGGAGCGTATAGGTCGCGCAGTTGCAAAAGCAGAAGAGTTGTACGGCACCGTGCACTACCAAGAGCGCGTCTTCTGGATGGCACGAGTTGAACATGAATGGGCGCAAAGGCGCATCGCGTTCTTAGAGCAACAGCGACGAAGAATCGGTGAGCCACGCCTGTCGGTAGATATACGGACAGAACTCCTGCTTGAGTTTTGGGACGGTATAGACACCGAAATTTACGAAGGAAACATACCACCGTGGAACTCACCAAAGCATGGAGTTACTCGCAGCTAACAGCATACGAGACCTGCCCGAAACGGTTCGAGCTTACGCGCGTATCGAAGAAGGTAGTTGAGCCACAGACCGAGGCAACGATCTGGGGCAATCAGGTTCACAAGGCACTGGAGCTTTTCGCTAAAGATGGAAAGCCCCTACCGCCTGACCTGAAGAAATACGAGAGATACGTCAAGAAGATACAGTCTTACGAAGGTAAGCGTGTCGTCGAAGAACGTATCGCTCTCGACCGAAACTTCAGACCGACGAAGTGGATGGCAAAAGACGTATGGGTACGAGGCATCATCGACATCGGTGTCGTCGGCCCAGAGAAGGCTTACCTTCTCGACTGGAAGACGGGCAAACGTAAGCCCGACAGCGACCAACTAAAATTATTCGCGGCGCTTGCGTTTGCTGTGTACCCGTGGATAGATAAAGTTACTACTGGATTCATCTGGCTAAAATCAGGTGAATTCGACAAAGAGGTGTTCACCCGTGAACAGCTTCCGGAAATCTGGAACGAGTTCATGCCTCGCCTTCAGCGCCTTGCTCACAGCTATGAAGACGACAAGTGGATAGCAAAACCATCGGGGTTGTGCCGAAACTGGTGCCCCGTCGGCAAACATAACTGTGAATTTTGCGGAGTTTAGAATGAATAATAATTCACTTGGGTTAATGGAGCTTAACCACAGAGAGTTACTCGCCTATGCAGTTGGGCGGAAAAAATTGTCAGTCTTGGAACTAGAACTTACGCTCCGCTTGGAGCAGTTTCTCGACGCCAGAGACGGGTTCTTAGAAAACTTAACAGCCGCCCCCTGTAGGAAGTGCCGCCACCTATCGGAGCTTTTGCCGCCGGAGGACGTGGCGGGGGAAGTGGTTATCGCCTTGGAAGGAGAGACCACATGGCAATGACACCGGAGGGGAAGGTCAAAGCCAAGGTCAAAGAATACCTTAAAGAGATTGGTGCGTGGTACTACATGCCAGTCTCCAACGGGATGGGTAGGGTTGGGTGCCCCGACATCCTCGTGTGTTACGACGGCAAATTTATCGCCATCGAGACGAAGGCACCCGGCAAACGTGGGAACACCACACCTAACCAAGAAAGAGAAATTGCCGACATTACACGTGCTAACGGGTTAACACTTGTGGCAGATGATGTCGAACAGGTGAAGGAATTATTCAGTGAACTTGCCAAATGAAATCATCCGCGCGCTGAAGAATAACCCCAAGATATTTTCTGGGCTGTTAGAGAGCCGACGCATCGAGTTTATCCAGTGGCTACGCCAGAACATACACGTCGTGGGGCAGTTCCTTACCTACGCGCAAATGCTGAACCGCCACGGTGGACGCTCTTACTACTCCGCCTACTGCATCCGCGAACGCATACGATGGGACACCCTCGTCTCCGAGAACGGGACGGAGTTCAAACTCTCGAACAACATGACACCCTTCATTGCCAGACTGGTGATGGAGATCGACCCAAGCCTGAAGGGCATGTTCAGGACCAAGAAAGGAGAAGACCATGACGAAGTCATCCAAGACGAAGCTCGAATACCAGAAGAAGTATAACAAGGAACATGCCGCCGATCAGGTAAAGCGTCGTCGCGCACAACGTCACGCCATCGCCAAAGGCAAATCCAAAGTCGGCGACGGTAAGGACATCGACCACAAGAAGCCACTCGCCAAGGGTGGTAGCGGTGCGGACTCGAACACGCAGTCCAAGAGCCAGAAAGCCAATCGCGGTTGGCGTAAGAAGAACCCTGAAATGTACGGCGCAAACAAGAAGGGTAAGAAATGAGCGCAAACGACAAACAAGTAAGCGGTAGCCACTACCAGACTGCTATTCAACCTTGGGACTTCATCATAGGTAACAACCTCGGATGGTGTGAGGGGAATATCATCAAGTACGTGAGCCGCCACAAAAAGAAGCATGGCTTAGACGACTTGCGGAAAGCCCTGCATTACCTAGAAAAGTTAATTGAGGTTGAGACAAATGCTCAGATGGCCCGACAAGAAAGCCCTAGTTCTGAAACCGAGAGACCCGAAGCGGATTTCGGAAGTAATACCTAGCGCGAAAGTATTCTCTGTAAAAGGCCAACAGTACGTCGCAGTCCCGCACAAACACGCTGAGACAAAGGTGCTACGGAACTTAGGCTACGATGCCCCCGCGCCGATGCGTGACTACTACGACTGGCCGGGGCGCTACCAACCGTTCTCCGCGCAACGTGAAGCGGCGGCGTTCCTATCTATGTACGACCGTGCGTTCAACCTGTCCGAACTCGGTACGGGTAAGTCGTTGGCGTCGCTCTGGGCCTACGATTACCTGCGTAGCATCGGTCATTTCCATAAGGTCTTAGTCATTTCTCCACTGTCGACGCTTGAGCGCACGTGGGCTGACGAGGTGTTTCAACACTTCCCCCACCTTGAGTACGCCGTACTCCATGGCTCGCGAGACAAGCGGATCAAGCTGCTCAACACCGACGCCGACGTCTACATCATCAACCATGACGGTGTGCAGATCATCGAACCGTTGCTCGTAGATCGCCCTGACATAGACCTCGTCATCGTCGACGAGATAGCTCAGGCAGCGCGCAACGCAGGGACGGATCGGTGGAAGTCGATCAACAAGGTAATCAATAGGCACAAGAAACCACGTGCTTGTTGGGGCATGACGGGTACACCAACGCCGAACGCACCAACGGATGCTTGGGCGCAGTGCCGTCTCATATCACCGAACAACGTCCCGCCGTACTTCAATCGGTTTAAGGGACAAGTCATGCGTCAGTTGTCTCAGTTCACTTGGGTTCCCAAGCAAGAGGCGACCGAGATTGTTCAGTCTGTAATGCAACCTGCCGTGCGGTTTACACGTGACGAGTGTATAGACCTACCTCCACTTATGTACGAGACACGACAAGTAACGCTTACAAAAGAGCAGGAAAAGGCGTATAAGGAGATGGTCGCCAAGCTCCGCACGGAAGCCGACGAAGGTGAGATCACCGCAGTTAACGAAGCCGTGAAGATGGCTAAGTTGGTGCAGATCGCATGTGGCGTCGTCTACACGAGCGAGAAGGACGAGGTGACTATACCGTCGACACCACGGATCGAAGAGACCCGTGAGATCGTGCGGCAAGCAGAGGGCAAAGTGATTGTGTTCGTACCGTTTGTCTCATCGGTCAACATGGTCGCTCAAGAACTCAGCAAAGACTTCAGCGTGGAGGTGATCCACGGTGGCGTTAAGAAAGACGAGCGTGACCGTATCTTCGGTGCGTTCCAGAAGGGCAAAGACCCCAAGGTATTGGTAGCACAACCCGCCGCTATGTCCCACGGTCTGACCCTCACGGCGGCAAGCACGATTGTTTGGTACTCGTGTGTCACGTCGAACGAAGTCTTCGAGCAAGCCAACGGACGGATCAATCGCCCCGGCCAAAAGATGAGCAACTTCATCATTATGCTTGAAGGAACACCAGTAGAGAAGCGCATCTACACCCGTCTTCGTAACAAGCAGAAGATGCAGGGTGCCCTACTCGACGAGGTAAAGGCGAAACGCGAAGCCGTAATCGCTTGACATAAGTACGCAGGTGACTTAATCTGTTAACATGTAAACACGCATAGAGGTATATGAACCCATGAACTTGTTAAAGCCCGAAGAAGTTTCGGAAAAACTAGGCATCACCAAGGCGGCTCTACCTGCCTTGCGTCGACGTGAAGGGAGCTTCCCCCAACCCATAAGGGTCTCACAGAAAGTCCTACGGTGGGATGAAGCTGATATTGACAACTGGCTTAATGCTAAAAAGGAGAAAGAAAATGGCGAAAATCGCAGAGTTGGATGACGTTTCATTACTGAAACTGTTCATCGCTCTACGGGACCGTCGCTCGCAACGTAAGGCTGCTTACGACGAGGACGACTCCGGAGATAAAGACAAGCAGAACAAGATCGAGATCGAGTTTCTGCGCAGGTTCCAAGACCGTGGCATCGACAACGTGTCGGCGCGCGACGTTGGAACTGCTTACAAGTCAACACGTGCATCGGCAACCGTCGGGGATTGGGATGCGCTACTTGACCACGTTCGTAACAACGGAGCATGGGAAATGTTGGAACGACGTGTGAACAAGACAGCAGTGGAGCAATTCAAGTCCGTCGAAGGCGATCTGCCGCCCGGAGTTAACTGGTCGGAAACTCAGGTCGTTAATTTCCGCCGCAAATAAACTTTATGAGGTAAAGAAAATGGCTAATGATATGGTTGCCATCACGGCATCAAAGCTCCCTGCCCACTTGCAGGGTAAAGTTAAAACCCAAAACGCGTTCGCTTCGGCGGTTAGCGTTGGCGGTTTTCCAGTAATCAGCATCAAGGGTAAGGTGTTCCACATTCAGCGCGGAGACGAGCGCACCCTAGTGACTAAAGGCGAGGAAGGCGAACCCGCTTCATCACTAGAGGCAGTTATCGTAGCCGTTAACCCGAACAAGTCCAAAGTGTTCTACGACAGCGGTTACGAAGAAGGCTCAGTGGCTAAGCCTACGTGTTACTCGAATGATGGTATCGCACCTGCCGCCGATGCGGAAGACCCACAGGCTAAGAAGTGTGCAGTTTGTCCGCACAACCAGTGGGGTTCTCGTATCACTGACAACGGTGGTAAGGGTAAGGCATGTGCTGACTCTATGCGTTTGGCTATTGCATCACCTACTCAACTCAACGACCCGATGTTGCTCCGCGTTCCCGCCGCATCGCTGAAGACGCTAGGCCAGTACGGCGCACAGTTGGCGAAGCGTGGCGTAGAACCACAGCACGTCGTGACCCGCATCGGCTTCGACTACAACGTGGCGCACCCTGCGCTGACGTTCAAAGCCATCCGCTTTGTCGAAGAGCATGAGATGGAAGAGGTCGAAGGTGTGCTGTTCGAGGAAGAGGAAACAATCGGTCTTATCACTGGCACGGGTAACGCAATTACGCCAGAGGTAGAGCACAAGGCAGACGAAGTAGTTGCCGTGAAGAAATCACCGAAGGTGGTGGAAGCAGAGGAAGAGGCAGAGGCCGCTCCGAAAGCTGAAGTTAAAGTCGAGGCCACTCCGAAGAAGGAGACTGCTAAGGTCGACGACTACGACAGCATCGACGAGGCGCTCGATAACCTAGACTTCGACGACTAAGCGTTGGCTTAGTCACTTGAGACGGGGGCACGTCCCCCGTTTCTTATCTGCTAACACGTAAACACCATAGGTAGGCAAATGGGTACATTAGAGTTCCTTGAACTTGTGCTCCCCTCCGAAGGCAACAAGGTAATCACACTTGTTATGCCACTGGAGAACGGGAACTCATGGTTCAAATACAAAGCGTATCCAACCGCAGGTGAGGCAGCTAGAGCAGCGTTAAACTTCGATCAGAGAGGCGAGACAGTCTACTTCGCAGTCAATTCATTTGGCGATTGGTATCACGATCCTAAAAAAGACAAGAAGCGTATCCGCACCCAAGAGAATGTGGTCGCTTGTCGTAGCATGTACGACGACTTCGACGTTGATGTTGATAAACCTTCAGCGTACGACACCCGCGAGGAAGCCCTCGCAGACATTATCAAACTGGCGCAGACACTAAAGCTGACGCCCACGATTACTTCATCTGGCGGTGGATACCACTGCTACTTCAGCTTCGACGAGGACGTTACCGTCGACGTGTGGGAAGAACTCAGCGCCATGAAGCGCGACGTCTCAACCCACCTGAAAATGAAAGCCGACCGCGCGGTCGATATGGACAGTTCACGTATCCTTCGTCCAATCGGTACACATAACCGCAAGAACGGCGGCGAACGCCCTGTTGAATTAGTTAAACTAGGAAAGGCTTACTCAGTTGATAAAGTGCGCTCTGTTTTACAGGCGTACATCAAGGAACATAACGTAGCCCCCGCTCCGACCAATAGGAAAGCGAGTGGAGAGAACGTCTTCGCGGCGGCTCTGGGTGACTACCCACCGTCGTATGCCAACAAGGTTGCAGAACACTGCGCAGCTGTACGCGAGTTCAAAGAGAGCGGCGGCAACATACCTGAACCCCACTGGCACCGTGCCATTGGAGCAATCAAGGAGTGTGACGACGGTCCTGAGATGATCCACGAATGGTCGAAAGGCTTCGATGGATACTCGCAGATCGAGACGCAGGAGAAGATAGATGAGTGGTCAGTTGGCCCCACGTCCTGCATCGAAATGGACAAGCACGTTGGGTGCAT